GCCGCAGTCGCGACAAGAAATTGTTGATGGCGCAAATGCTGGTCTTTTCAGAACCACGGCTCAAGCCACACCGTTCGACCCTTCGGACCCCAATGAATACTTCATTTCGCGCCAATTGGTCTTTTTCTTTGTCCACACTAGGGCCCTTACTGTTGCTCAGTTGAATTTCATTCTCGGCACAACTTATGACCCCGATACCATTATTGTCCAAAACGGCACAGTTTATCCCTACGAAACTTCGACTCCGTTCATGCAGATGCCGATGAATTTGGCAGTTTCTATTCTTGCGCAATCTCCTACGGGGGGTAATATTAGCGAGGGCTTGGATGAGAGTTGCTTTGTCAAAGCTGGATACAATTACATTCCTGCTGGCACGCAGGATAGTTATGTGCCTCAACTGTTGTTGACTTCGCAGGTTTACGCCAGAGCTCTGTGGATGGCCGCGGGCCATATACCAGCACCTTATGATGGCAACTACATTATTCCTACGACGTCAGACCAAACGCGCGAGCTTGTACAGGTGGACAGTGGGCCAGCAATCAATGTTCCTGAGTCCAATCTTCAAGTTTTTGATGTGTACAACATTGGCTCGAACAACAAGAAAGGTATTTTGGTTGGATCAGAGTTTTTCCAGGCAACAGAAGAGAAAGCTGATGTCCCTATCCTCGTCGAGGGCAGGGCTGAATCGTCAACCGGCTATGACGAGTTTGAAGAAGTTGAGCTGGTTGAGGGCTGCTGCCAAAGTAAGCGTGAACAATATCCTCCCGCCGTTTCTCACTCGTCCCACCACGTTGCTGCCTTCGAGGTTGATATGCCAGAGCTGGTCGAGAGTGAGGACGAAGAAGGAGAGGGTGATGATGATTCGAAACCACCAGATCAAACGTCGGATGCTGACAGCGATAATGACGTTTTCCACAATGCTGAATCATCAGTTTCTGAAGTTATGGCCTGTCTTCTCGAGGGTGAGGCGAAAGATGTTCCAGATGGCGATACTGCCTTTTCCGAAGGAGTTCTTCAAATGGAAGCTGAGCCGAACAACTCACGTCGCGCAGTTCGTAACGCTTTGAGAGCCCAAGCTCCTATGGAAGAAGAATCGAGACAAGATTCAGATAAAGAAGCAGAGCGCAAGCGGAAAACAGATGATCTTTGCTCTAGGATTATGACTTATGTCTATGGAGTCAAAGACAAGTTTTACGACTCAGCCAAGAAGACTGCCAAAGCGTTTAGAGATTTTTGGGATTCACCAAGCAAACATGTTGAAGCCATGGTGTCCAAGTTCATAACAGTCGCGATGAAAACCACTTCAGACCTTAAGGCAAAGGTGGCAGAAACGGTCATGAATCCTATGGCTGCTTTCAAAAACTTCTTTTTGGAGTACTTGAAGAAAGTTCCCACCTTTTTGTTGGTTTTGTGTGTGGTTTTTGTGGTTTCAGAATTGTTGAATACAGATTACATGAAAACCACTATTTTGCCATTGATTCTCACGCCCTTTGCCAAACTCATTGGTGCGATTTGTGGTAAGCTGCCAGTTGATGACGTCGACACTTATAATGGTTGGTTTTGGGACTCCTTTCGCAATGTCAGAGCTAGGTTTTCAAAATGTTATCTCTGGTGTGCAAAGAAACTCGGGAAATACAGTGATGACCAATTTGGCGAGTTTATGGTGGACACTGAGGCAGACAAAGTTCCTGATGATTACGTTGAAGATACTGATGAGAAAGAATCTTTTGGCACTAGGTTGTCACACTGGGTTGCCGTCATTGTTGATTCTTTTTCGCTTAATACACTTCAGAAGTATTTCGGCAGGGCTTTTTCCACTGCTGCTGCATCTCTGTCATTAATGGTTTGGATGGAGAAACGATGTTCTAGTGTTTCTAGGATGATGGATTTCTTCGGCAGAATAGCCCCTGTGTGGTACACCTATGTTTCCAACCTTATGTGCAAGAAGCACAGCGCTGCGTTAAGCCCAATTCATGATGATTTGGAGTTTATCGACCAGTGCTTGCACAGTGGCATTGATAGTCCTTTCATGAAAGATTGCAAGCAGATCTTGTCAAGACACATTAGGAATGTTGCCAATTTCTTCAACCACTACGGTCATACGTTGGTTCTTTCAGACAAGACTTTCCTCACTAGGATTTTGACTGATGCGAGGCGACTCGAATCTCAGTGCCCAGCAGATTCGTCGTCAGGTGATTTAAGGGTCAAACCAGTCATGTTGGTGTTGTGTGGGCCCCCAGGTATTGGGAAAAGCACATTTATCACATGGTTGTTGAGCAGATTTGTGTCTTGTGCAAAAGATATAGCCAGACTCAACATTGGGAAAGACACTAGGATTGAGCGCAACATGTATGATGGCCAGTCTATTGCCGAAATCTCAGAAATTTTCCCTATGGATGACCCTCAGTCGAGAACAGATCAAATCGATTTCATTATGAAGTACGTTGAAACCACTCCGTTCACGTGTAATTCAGCTTTTGACAAAGGTTTGGTTCAGTTTCACGCCATCTTCACCGCAACAACAACCAACTACAATTGGACTAAGGTAATTTCTGAAGTGACTGACTATGGTGCTCTTCTTCGTCGTTTGTTGATCTTCAAGCTCAAGCTTAAAGACGGCTACAGAAGATTGGATGGCACCATTAAGCATGACCCAGTCAATTATAGCCATCTTGAGGTTGCTCCTGTTGTTGATGCTCTTCCTTACGTTGGGAATCCTAAGTCCGTTCCAGGCAGTGACAAAAAGTTCAGCTATCCTGGAACCTCGAGCAACAGTCCTGTCAGGGTTGGGCTAGAAACTGGCGTTGACCAAGTTGCTTTGGGCAATGGCGTATTTTGCAGGCCCAACATGGAAGCCAAGGAATTGGTTGATGTTGTAACTCGTATGATTGATGCCAATACGAGAGCTCACAATGTTGCCGTTGCTATCATGCGAGAGCAGAGCGATCCCACCATTGAACCATTTCTTAAGGATTTGGACTCATTGTTCTGTGACTCAGTGGTTCTCAGGAGGTCGATCATTGTTAAGGCTATTGTGAAGCGCGTTGTCGTCCAGTACATTGAGTGTCACCCTGATTGCACCACTCCAACAGTTGCAGAGGTGTTGCGATTTCTGGCAGGGGAAACCAGATTCAAGTGCTTTCTTGGCCTTAATGAAGGGAACACTGCTAATGAGCGTCAGCGCGCAGGCTCCATATCACTGAAAGTCGTGCAATCTCCTCACTTCAAGGATGAATCAACCAATTGGGCCCTAATTGAACAGATCATCGGCAACTTGACTAAGGAGGAGTTCAGTTTTTGCATGAAAAAGTTGCGTGAAATGGACTACAACGGTGACTTGAAAATTGACTATCAGGTTTCACATTTCAAGCACGATCAGGTTATTCGCCATCTTGCCGAGCAAAAAGATCAAATTTTCATCAAGAAGTATTTGTTGCGTGGTTGCCTCGCACCAACTCTTGATCCTGACGATTTTAAAATGGAACTTGTGGAAGATTCTGATGATTTTTGGTATTTGGTTGGTAAATCACCTAATACTAACAAATGGCGCAAGGTCAAGCAAGATAGTGCCTTTTGGGCTAGATTTAGCGAGAAGGTAAATTCTTTTGCAGCCTTAGTTTCAGACGGGTCTTATGACGAACTTCCTCTTGCAAAACCAGCAGGTGCTGAGAGTCTTATTCCCGCGAAGGACGCCGTTGTTACTGTCAGGAAGAGACCTCTGTTCAATCCTTTCTGTCATGGGTTTTGGTGCGTAGACGCTGATAAGTGTGATTGCAAGCGCGCCAAGGCTGATGGATTTGGATTCACGTTGCTTTCACTTGGAGCCGCCGCCAAAGATCATCCACTCCTTACAATTGGAGCTGGTTTTCTAGCTTTCCGCACTGCTATGAACTTTATGCAAACGTGTAAAAGCGTTACAGATGTGATTTCTGCGAGTTTGCAGACCACGGTTCAAGTTGATGCTGGTTTGACTCCACAACGTCGTGCATTCGCTGGTTCGCAGCTGGAAACTGATGTTCCCGGCCGAATTCACCGCAAACGTTCTGACGGGAGTTTTGGCGAAAGACTTGAATTTGTCTTTATGTTCAACGACCCCGATCTTACAATTGACAAACTTCATCAAGTCTTAGAAGATTATCTCCATGAGGGCATCGACGATGGTTCTATCACTCGCTGCGCGTTTGACATCATCGACGAATTTGCTGACCAATCTTACAAGACACGAGAAGAAGTCTGTGAGAGTTTTCAAGTTTTTGATGTTGCTTCCCAATCTATTGTTCGTCGTGGTTATTTTCCGATCAACATTCTCGGTGAACCCGTCTGTGTCGGCCATCTGGCGGCTTATGTCAGAGGTGCTATCAGGTGGTACGAACAAGACCAACGAGAGTTCAGGAACTACATGTCATCAATCGAGGAGCAATCCGGTGACTTGCAGTCCAAGTCGAATAAAAACCGCAAGCGAAGATTGGTTCAAGCAAAGAAGAAGCAGCATGTCCCACTGGTAAAAGGGCCTTGTCAAGGAAAGACTGAGAATGTCGAAATGAAAGAGCATGAGAGACAACGTTTGTTTATCATGCAAGAAGGCGTCGTCCAAGTACGTATAAAACCGTTTGGTGCTGGATCTTTCCAGACAGCTTATGGTTTCAACTGTGGCATGCGGCAAATCATGTTGAACCTCCACCTAACAGCATCTGATGATTGCATCATGACAACCAAGCGCAAGTACAATCCCATGGGCGATTCGATGGAGATTATTATGGTTGACGAAAGAAATCGTGACACGATTCTTACAGTCGACCACACTCAATTAACTCCATTGAGATCGTTGAATGGCAAGGTTGAAGTTGATGTTGCGCTCATGAATTTGGGTAATGGTCCAGGTCTTCGCAAACAAGTCAAGCTGTTTGCCAAGCGCGAGATGTTTGAGGACTGCATTGAATTCGACGATGTCATGCTGCTTGTTGGCCAGCGTGATCCGATCAAAATTGGCAAGGTGATGATCAAACCAGATCACACCACTGCTATGAAGAAAGATGAAGGCAGTTCGCTGAGGTATGTTCACAGTGGTGTGTTGCTTTACAAAAACACAGGTTTTGATATGACCGGCTATTGTGGATGTGTTTATGTTGCGAAGAGACAAGGCAATTGGTGGATCATTGGCGTCCATGTAGGCCTCCAAACTGATCTTCGACGGTTTGGCTTGGAAAAAGGCGACTGGCAGTGTGGCGTCTTACTCTGCCAAGATATGCTTGAGTCGGCTTTTCCTGTAGAGACTCCCAAGGTGGCAAAGGAGGCTGACATTCCTATCTACCCCGAGCATGATGACGATGGTAAACCATGGTATCCTGATTCAGCAATTGTTAATGACAGGGCTTTTTGCAGTAATGTTTCAATGACGAAGTCTTTTAAAGAAGCTTACGAAGGTAAACAGCCCGTGTCTCAATATGCAGGTCAGTATGGGAAACCAAGAGTTGTCAACCAGAAATCAGGTATTGTTGACAGTCCTGTTGCTCATCTCACCGGTACCAGACACCTTTATGGTGTTGCGTACCAAGGTGAGAAAGTCAAACAAGGGTTTCCTTCAACCTTGGAGATGCTTAATGCTGGTCTTGATAGATCAACGTACGACGGACCCAACATGTCTGGTGCAGCTTACAAGTTTGTTAACAACAAGCTGAGATCAGTTATTCTGGAAAACCCTCCTAGTGGCCCGATCAAATCTTTTGTGACTCTTTCTGAAGTCATCAATGGTGGTTGGGCTGTTGGGCAAACCGTAGATCCAGCCGCGGTTCTCACTTCCGTGACAGAGAGGCGTAGTGGCTCTTTACGCTTCAATGGTATTGATGCAAGTGCTTCGGCGGGCATACCCGGTCGCGGTTTGAGACAAGTGGACTTCCTTTATGAAGTTGAAGATGAAGATGGTGAAACTCTTAGAATGCTCGATCCTACTACTTCTAACGGCCGTATGGCCATCAAACTTTTGAAGAGAATTCTTCAGATGTTTAGGGAAAGGAAGAGCACTTGGATGGTTTTCAACGTTGTCCTTAAAGACGAAGCTTTGCCCATGTCTAAAATCAAACCATGGCTCAAGGAAATTTTCCCTGAAGAGTATGCAGCAAAAGGAGGTAAGACTCGGGTGATAATGTGTATGGTGTTTTGTTTCAACCTTGCACTCAAAATTCACTTGTTACCTGTTGTTACCTACCTAAAGGCTCTCAGCTTGAAGATCCATTTGGTTACTGGACGCGACCCATACTCCCCTGATTACCAAACTGTTATAAACAGGCTTTACACTGGTATTCAAGGAGGTGATAAAACTTTCTTTGCTGCTGATGTTAGCGATCAAGAAAAACGGATTGACCCCAGTACCTATGGTGGCTTCACCGACTTGGTGGAGATGGTCTATGACATACAGAGTAAGATTTGGTGTCACAAACGTGGTGAGCAGTGGGAAAACTTTCGCAATCAACAGCGCAAGCATCCCGATTGGTTTAGTGACGATTCCAGAGTTGCTGCCATTTCATCTTGCCTGCCTTCTGGAAATTTGATTGGTTCTTCAGTTTACTACATGTGCTTGAGGAACCAGTCTGGGTGTTATTTGACTAGCATGATTTCTACTTATTACACGCTAGTTTCCGAAATTTACACCCTTCAAAAAGCTTATGGCTTAGCACGGTCGTTGGTGTCAATGTCGAGATTTGCTGACAATCATGATTTGACGCTTTATGACCCTTGCGAGAAGAGAAATTTTCTAGCATGCGGTGATGACCAGATTGCTAGATATTCTGATGAGCTTTTGGACTTGTTTGCTGACGCAAACAGGTTGTTAGTTGAGCTGCCTGGCAATGTGCGCTCTCAGTTCCCGGTTCCAGTGGAACTTGATCGAGAAGCATCTAACCAGCGCCAAGCTGGTTCATATGTGCAGGCTTGCACACTATTCTTTTGTGGTTTACCCTTAGTTGACCCTGACACTGGAGGCAATTGTACTTTTACCTCCAGGGCAAAGGCCACCTTTTTAGGCAACCACATAACGGTTAACCCTGAACTCACTGCTCTTGTAGCAGCTAGGGGTTTGAGGGTTAGTTCATTTGCTGTCTTGCGTGATGTGAGCAGACAGAAGTGTTTGAACTTCCTGCGTGTTTCCGCAGATGACGATCCAATTGCGCCTTTGTGCCAAAATTTCAATACGGTTCTCGAATTGACTTTTACTTCGGGTCGTGAAGCGTTTGATTTGTGTCGCAACGATTTAATTGATATGATGCAACACATCGACGTTGAGTTTCCGCTTGTCACATTCGAGCAGTGTCTTGAGCGGTTCGTGTCAAAAGATTATGTTCTTGGTGACGAGAACAACGTCTTTGACCTTCATTAGCTTAGTTGGGGATCAAGTTAATCTTTCATAATTTTCACATCATTTCGTTCCATAGTATGTTTTCTTTTAGATGCACTTTGGCACGATTCTACACAGCGTGCATGTTACAATCCCCGGTAATGTGGCAT